GTCAGCTCCACTAAACGCCGGTATCACATAACGCTCGCACTCATATTCCAGAACAGTTCGTTCGCCGGTCAAAGCGCCCGCCATTGCACTAAGTGGTATTAGCGGAATTCCTTCTTTTGGACCGGCTGTAGTTTTTGGAATATCAAGAGACGCTTGCTGATCACTACGCAACATATCGCCCTTGCCAGTAAGGAGCCATTCAATGTTAACATCTGGAGCATAGGCAAGAAATCTCGCAAGATTATCTTCGCTTATTCCGTTGTTTTGAGTCAAAATACCACGAGTAACCCCTGATTTATTATAAAATTCATAGGCTGAAACGTCTTTTTTAGATAAATAAAGCAAGATATTTTGCTTAATTTGCGATTTTTCTTGTCTATTTTCTTGCATAGTCGAGATTTCTTGTTTAATTTTGCGGCGTTGTTAACCGAGTTAACGGCGGCCAAAGGTACGAAAATTTGCATTAACCGACAATAAAACAGAAGAATTATTATGGCAAAGCACAAGGAGATTGACTTCCAGAAGTGGGAACACCTGGAGGAGTACGGAGAGAAGATGAAGGCGGCTGTATGGGCCGCCAGCCAAGCCGTGAAGCGTTGGCTGGATCTTGCCGACGAGCTGATGGACGATGCCCAGGCGGACGAGTCGGACATGTACTGCGCCGCGAGCGTTGTGAATGAGACGTTGCAGCGGATGTCGGGTAAGTTGGGCATTAACGGCGGCGAAGCCACCGCCCACGAGACAGAGCATCACCACCGTCCTGGTGGACTGGACGTGCTGGAGGGCCTGAACGGTCTGGATCAAGTTGATGTTAAACATTTTCAAAAAGCAGAATAAGATGTCGAAGAAGATTTATGTTACCGATGAGGCCAAGAATAAGTTGGCCGATGTGTTCCATGTATCGCGTGTGATGGTGTGGAAGGCTCTGGCCTTTGAGAGCCACAGTTTGCTGGCCCGCAAGATCCGTCACGTGGCATTGTCACAGTACCACGGTGTCCCGAATTGGAAACCAGCTGATATGGAGACGATCCACGACTCGAAGACGATGACGCAGACCTTTGGTGATCGTGTAAAGCTGGTTCTTGACAAGGGTACCGGCCTTATCACCGTCCTCGTTGACGATGAGGTAGAGCGCAAGGACCAGGTGTGCAGCAGCATCCCCGAGTTCATGGAGCTGCAGAGTGAGGTGAGCCGCATGGCGATGAGTTTATAAAGGAGGCGAGTTATGGAATACTACGGAGGCAGGTTATGCATTTCGGCCCGTGAGCTGGTTGATGGCAGCGTTATGTCACAAGGCTGTTACCAGAAGATGGCCACCCGTGGCCGCATCGATGTGGTACGTCGAGGTGGCGGTGCCACGGGCAATTATGCCCTGGTCGCCGTAGAGAGCCTTCCCCGTGCTTATCGCACCAAGGTGCAGACCATGTACCCGGATGGTGACTTGACTCGCCTGAAGGGCTGGGTGTGCAGCAACTACGAGGTGGATCAGGCAGCGGTTGCGTTCTTCCACGACAAGTCGAAGACCGGCGTTGAGTTGCCTCCCGCCAAGGTGCAGGAATACATCATCAACGCGAGCGTGTTGAACACGTGCATCCGCTTGTATGAGCGCGCTGCCACAGCCCAGAAGCTGTTTGGTGGCAAGTACAACTGGGAGCAGATGGCCAAGGCCATTGAAGCATTGCGCCAGGAGTACGGTCACACATTGCCGGCGAGCACCCTGCGTTTCCGCAAGAAGGTGAATGAGTACAAAAAGGCCGGTTACGGCTGCCTGATCAGCGGCAAGTTCGGCAACCAGTGTGCAAGGAAGGTTGACATGAAGACCGAAGACCTGATCCTGGGCCTTGCCGTGCTGCCCAACAAGCCCTTCAATACCAACATCGCCGAGATGTATAACATGTTCGTGTGCGGTGAGCTGGAGGTATTCAGCCCGAAGACCGGCGAGCTGATGAATCCCGAGGACTTTGTTGACAAGCGCACTGGTGAGCCGCTGGTATTGAGCGAGAGCACCATCATCAACTACCTGAACAAGCCCAAGAACCGTGCCCTTATCGACCAGAAGCTGATGAGCTGGACCACCTTCATGCATGAGCGAATGCCTCATGTCCACCGCCACGGCGGCGACTGGTCACTGTCACAGATCACGATGGATGACGTTGACCTGACACGCAAGCTGAAGGACACCAAGCAGCGTGTACATGCCTACTACGCCTACGATGTCGTGTCACAGTGTGTCATCGGTGCCAGCTATTCGCGCGTGAAAGACGAGGGCCTGGTTGTGGACTGCTTCCGCGACATGTTCCGGCTGATCGACAAGATGGGTTGGGGAATGCCCGCCGGCATAGAGGTGGAGAACCACCTGATGTCGCAATACAAAGACGGTTTCTTGGAAGCCGGTGTCGCTTTCCCGTTTGTCCACTTCTGCGCCCCCCAGAACTCGCAGGAGAAATATGCCGAGCCCCTGAACGGAGCCAAGAAGCGCAGCGTGATCCATAAGAACCACGAGGGCATCGGGCGTTTCTACGGCAAGGGCAAATGGCGCCAGGAATACAAGAAAGTGAGCGACGAGACCAACGAGCTCTACGAAGACAAGGAATACTTCAGTTGGGACCAACTGGTGGCAGACGACCGGCGTGACAGCTATGAGTGGAACCACCAGTTGCACCCCAACCAGAAGAAGTTCCCGGGCATGACCAGGTGGGACGTGCTGTGTGAGCGCATCAATCCCTCGCTGCGTCCACTTGACAAGCTGACCCTTGCCCGCTACATCGGCGAGCGCGTCGAGACCAGCATCCGTAGAAACTCCACCGTGCGTGTGGCATACGAGGACTGGTGGCTGAGCAGCACGAGTGTCCTGGAGAAGTTGCGCCCTAATGACTACAAGGTCACCGCCTACTTCATGCCAGACGAGGAAGGCAAGCCAACGGAGGTGTACATTTTCCAGGGCGATAAATACATCGACCATGTGGAGCGCGTGCAGACCTATAACCGTGTCCTCGCTGAGCAGACCGATGAGGATGTTGCCAATTACATCGAGCAGCAGAAGAAGATCTCGAGCTTCAAGAAGTACATGCGTGACCACGAGATCGAGGGTCTGGGCGTGTTGAAGCCGACCGAGTCCCCGTCCAATGTTGAAGGCGAAGACCTGGAGCTGGAGGCGGTAGAGCCACAGACCATGGAACAGCCCCAGGCCGCCAGTATCGCGACTGAGGACCGTGCTTTTGAGAACATATAGAATAACATTATAACGGCATTATAACATGATTACAGCAGACAACAAACGGCGGATTGTGGAGGCTATCTCTGCTAACCGCAAGAATTACCCGAGTGACGCCAAGCACGCGGCAGCGTTAGGAATCTCGGCCAGTGTGTATAACGGTCTGAAAAAGGGTCAGACCGAGAAGGCGTTGAGTGACGCCAACTGGGTGAACATCGCCCGGAGGCTTGATGTGAACCTGCGTGAGAGCATCGTCTGGAAGGGTGCCAAGACCGAGACCTGGAAGTATGTCACCACACAGCTTGAGGCTTGCCAGGAACGCAGCCTGAGCGTTATCCTGTGTGACCTGCCCAACATTGGCAAGACCTATTCCGCCCGTTGGTATGTCAACGAGCACCGCAACGCCGTGTATATCGACTGCAGCCAGGTCAAGACCAAGCGTGCCCTGGTCAAGAAAATTGCCCAGGAGTTCGGTGTCGGCATCAGCGGCAAGTACCAGGACATCTATGAGGACCTGGTGTATTACCTGCGCTCCATGGAGCGTCCGCTGGTCATCCTTGACGAAGCAGGTGACCTGCAGTATGAAGCCTTCCTTGAGTTGAAAGCCTTATGGAACGCCACCGAGATGTGCTGCGGGTGGTATATGATGGGCGCGGACGGCCTCAAGGCCAAGATCAACCGCATGATCGACGGCTGCAAAGTTGGTTATGCCGAGATCTTCTCCCGTTACGGCGGCAAATACAGCCGTGTCACTCCCGATCAGGAAGATGACCGCAAGGCCTTCCTGCTGGAACAGGCGCGTGTAGTGGCGAGCGTGAACGCCCCTGCCGGCACTGACATCGGCCAGATCGTTCGCAAAAGCGGTGGAGGCTTGCGCCGTGTATATACTGAAATCGAAAAAATCAAGAAAGGAGCATAACATGTTTACGAGATTAGAAGAAAAATACATGGAGGCCGTGATCGCCATTGCCCGGGAAATGCAGAATCACGAGATTGACTGGGAGCAACGCCGTTTTGAGATTGCCAAGGAGCTCTATGCCAACAAGTGCCTGGACGTGGTTGGAGAGAGGGCTGCGATGGGCATGGATGTCAACGGTTTCGAGCGAGTGGAGGCGAAATTGGCCGTGAAGTGGGCCGATGCCCTGGTTGAGGAGTTGAAAAAGACCCGCGAGTGATGGATGACAGGAGCACACGCCGCTATGAGGTGGCCAAGGAGGTCTTGCCATGGATGCTGGAGCAGTTGAGCAGCACCGCCATGGTTACCGACAGCAAGATGCGCCAGCTTGCCTGCGCCGCCGCTGTTGAGACCGCCGACCTGCTGCTTGATGAACTTGAAAAGGAGGAGAAATGAAGAGAGCCTATAGTCCGAAAGAGATCGCCGCCAAGACCTACAAGGTGCTGCCGTGGAGTGGAAAGTGGGAGGCCGCCTTCGGCCAGCCGGAAGAGAACTCGACGTGGTTCATCAGCGGCGCGAGCGCAAGCGGCAAGAGCAGCTTTGTCATGCAGCTTGCTTGGGAACTGACCCACTACGGCCAGGTGTTGTACCTCAGCTATGAGGAGGGCGTGAGTCAGAGTTTCCAAGAGCGCGTGGTGCGTTTCGGCCTGGATGAGCGTCAGGGCTGGTTCCGGGTTGCGACTGCCGATACAGTAGAAGATCTCGCTGCCCGTCTGAAGAAGCGCCATAGCGCGAAATTCATCATCGTGGACTCCTATCAGGACGCAGGCTGGGAATGGCCAGAGACCAAGGCCCTACTGGAGGCCTTCCCGAAGAAGAGCTTCATCTTCATCAGCCAGGAGGCCAAAGGCCAGCCCTTGGGCAAGCCAGCTGTCAGGTTGCGATATAAAGCCGGCGTGAAGGTGCGCGTGGCAGGCTACAGGGCCTATTGCCAAGGCCGTTTCAATCCTGATGCCGGCAACAGCTTTGTCGTGTGGGAGGAAGGCGTGATGAGGACAACGAATAATATTAACTAACAAAAAACGAACGAAGATGAGTAAGAATGACAATAAGACATGCTGCATCTGTGGCGCGAGAATTCAAGGCTGGGGCAACAACCCACGTTCTGTACGAGATTCGGGTCAATGTTGCAATGATTGTAATATGACAGTTGTCTTGCCTGAGCGGTTGAGACTTATACGAGAGGCATTCAATAAACCAAACTAAGTGCTAAATAATATTTTCATTACTAAAATTTTTGGCAGGCCGGCGCCCTCTGTGACAGACCACGTCGGACACACATCACACGGGACCTGCCCCGTGAGGTATTTGCAGGAAACCATCTTGTGGATGGCCAGAACGGTAACGCCTGGCATTGGAAATAAGAGCCTCGGACATCCACAAGACCCAACACCACCAGCTGCCGTGGCTAACCGCAGCGCAGATTATCAGGGAGCAGCAGCGAGCTGCACAAGATCCCGGCGGGACGTGTCCCGTGAGACATGTGGAGGGGGCGGCGAAAGCAGCCAAATTCAAGTGGCGCCGTCCCCTATTTTAATAACAGATACAGACTGAGACAATGGGACAGATCAGAAATTACCGGCGCTTCTACGCCGTGTTCAATAAACTTGAAGCTGGTGGCGACCGAGAAGCCACCAAGGAGACGCTGGTGGAGAGTTTCACCGGCGGGAGAACGTCGAGCCTACGAGAAATGACCGTGGCCGAGTATAATGCGCTGTGTGCCTCCTTGGAGGAGCGCAGCGGCTGGCGAGACGAGTTGAAGAAGCGCCGCAGTTCTTGCTTGCGGCTGATGCAGAAGGCTGGCGTGGACACCACCGACTGGCAGCGCGTGAATGCCCTGTGCCGTGATCCCAGGATAGCAGGCAAAGACTTCGCCCGCCTGGGCATTGCCGAGCTCGAGGCCCTGGCCGTGAAGTTGCGGGCCATCAACCGCAAGGGCGGCTTTAGACCGACGTCGGCAGAGCCAACGTCCACGGGACACGACGCACCTGCCATTTTGGTTCCACTGTCGAATGTGGGCGACTGTTGAGAATTATCTTTTTTATTCACTTAATTATAAACAAGAGACAAATGAAACCAAACGAAGAAGAAATCAATGAAGTGATCAACCAGTGCGTTGAGAGTGAGGAAGAGGGTGCGAGCCGATGGCCGGGCATGACCTATGAGCAAGGAGTGAAAGCCGCAATTGAGTGGCTGCAAGGTTATGGCGAGAACCCGATGCAAGATTAACAATTAAACATTTTTAGAACGATGGCTAACAGAAAGAAGAAAACCATTATTACCGGCGTGACCCGCGAGGCCGCCGATGAAGCATTTGCCACCTTTGCGAAGGCAGATGCCCAGTGTAACAAGATCAATGCCGACATCGAGTTGGCATGTGCCAAGATCCGTGAGAAGTGGGCCGATAAGTTGACTGTGCTTCAGGCTGAACGAGACGCGGCCTTTGACACATTGCAGGCCTTTGCCACGGAGCATCCCGAGCTGTTCGTCAAGAAAAAGAGCCTGGACATGGCTCACGGCACCATCGGATTCCGCACCGGTACTCCAAAGCTGAAGACCCTGAAGGGCTTCACGTGGGAAGCTGCCAAGACACTGGTGAAGAAATTGCTTCCAGACTACATCCGCACCACGGAAGAGATCGCGAAAGACAAGATGCTCGCTGACCGCGATAGTCAGCAGATGCGTGAAGGCGATCCTCTTGGCCCTGGCAAACCGATGTCCGAAGCCATGGCAGAATGTGGTATCCAGGTCGTCCAGGATGAGACCTTCTATGTTGAACCCAAGAAGGAGGACGCATCATGATACGCCAGATTGAGAAGCCGCCTCGTGTGGCTATCTGCAAGACATGTAACGGCACCGGTCAAATCGAAAACTGGGCAGCGTGTGGATCTCGAGAGCAGTGTCCCACGTGCGAGGGAAGCGGTCGCGTAGTGGTCTCATGCA